GAAGTGGCTGCCAGTAAAACTATAGGTTTAGATGGAACTATAAGAGAAGCACTTGAAGCGATACCTTTTATTAAGATACGTTCAGGAACAGCTACGACACCAGTTGACCAGGGAGACGATTTAACAATAGGTATAAGATTAATGAGGTAAAGAAATGACGATATTAAAGGCTGAATTGATTCAAGTTATCAACGACACTTTACATAGAGGATACAGCACGACAGGAACAACACTGGATACAAAAATCACATCCGTATTAAAGGATTTATCCCAACGTGGTGATTTCCTACAAGATGAGTTTAAGAGGGCAACAATAGCTGATAGAGATTACTACAGTTTACCTGATAATTTTAAAAGATTATTATTTGTAGGAATGAAAAGTTCTGATGACGCAACAATATATAGACCCTTGGAATATGAAACATTTGAAGAATATAAAAATGGTATTTATTATTCTAACGATACAGGAACTCCTAAACTTTACACTTGGGAAAGTGGATATATGTACCCTAGACCAATCCCCGATGCTGTCTACAATATGTACTTGTGGTATTCTTATTACCATCCTGAAAATCTTACTGTAGATGAAGTCGATTATAAGGCTTGTGATTATATCCTGTTTGAGGACATCTTTCGAGAAGCAATTGAAATGGGATTGTGTTACAAGGTTGCTTTAGGACTTAACCTTGATAAGGACGCTAATAAATTTAAAATCCTTTATCTTGAACAGGTAAATATTCGTAAGGCTAATTTAAAGAGACACCCCCAGATATCACATTATCGTAATGGATTTTAGGAGGTAAGATGGATAAACAATCTTTCGGTATTTTTAGCCCACAATTTGAGTTAGTGAAAAACGTTCCAAACATCCTTCTATCTAAAGTTCTTTTACCTGATAGCCAGAATGTTTTATTAAAAGATGGAAAAATAGTCCGCAGGAAGATGAGAAAAGCTGACCATCTGACAGAGTGGGATGTAAAATATGAAGCAACTGTAGAACCTGATGATGATGGGTGGACTTTAAGAGGTGATGACCACGCTTCGGTTGCTGAAGGTATATTGAGCATTATTACTATTTCAGACGCTCAGCAATGTTACTATTCTCAAGAACCTGATATAAACTTTGAGAATGGTTTTCTTGTAGAATTTAAAGCTAAGATGATTAGTTCTTCTGGGAATTTTCCTTTCGGGGTAGACCCGTGGGACAAAATAAATGACAGAACCACTAATTTGATTCTAAGGTCAGACTCTATCTATCACGGAGCTGTAAAGATATGTGATTTTGATACAACTGACGATTACCACGTTTACAAAATGACTATTCTTGGAACAACAGCAACCCTATACATAGATGGTGTTAATAAGGGAAATTGGCAAGTTGGATTCACCCAAGTTGCCAATTATACAATGTTTTTTGGAAACTATTCCAACAATTCTTACTGCAACATAGAAATTGATTATCTTTATTATAACTATAAAACCGAACAATCAAAAACCCAAACACCTGACGGTAATCCCATAATCCGCTACCATCGTTTTGTAAAACGTTCTACAGGAACAGAGTATCGTTTAGTTTTCACTAAAGCACACATATATCATTGGAATCCCACTACTTATGCGTATGATGAAAAATTTGAATGTTCTGCTGATTGTGAAAATTGGGAAACAGTAAATTACAACGATAAAGTCATCGCAACTAATAATGTGGACAAGGTTTCAGTCTGGGATACTACAGGTGATTTTGTGGCATTAGACGATACCACAAATGGAATCGAATATAGCCGGGTTTACTCCAATGAAACTAACGTAGATGCAACATCTGCTAAAGACCAAAAAGTTTTAAAGGTTAAAGCTACCACTGGATATGTGGCAGATGACAAGGTAATCATTAATAGGGGTGGAGATAGAGAAGAAGAAGGCGTTGTAGCAAGTGTTCAAGCTGGTGAATCTTTAACTTTGGTAGATAACCTAACCTACGAACATACCGCAGACGCACTTACCGATGTAGACTCGGATAGTGCTTCAGGTCAAAAAGTATTGAATGTAACTTCTACGACTGGGTTTGCAGAAAATGAAATCATAACTATAAATAAAGATGGTGACAGAGAAGAAAAGAGAAGAATTGATTCAATTCAAGCTGGGGTTTCTTTGACAGTAACTGTTGATTTATCTTTTACTCATACCCAAGTACAAGCTGATGAGGTTCTTGGTTCGGGTGGACAGAACGATAAAGTCGAAGAATATGTCAGTTATTATCTGACTAAAGCAAAATATCTAACAACCTATGAAAATTACTTAATATTAGGATATACCTATGAAAACGATAAATACTATCCCCAAAGGATGCGTTGGAACGCCATAGGAGAAGAATCGAACTGGTTGACTGGAACTAAAGGAAGTACGGAAGTAGGAAAATCTGATTCCATTACTGGTTTTGGTTTTTATAAAGGAAATTTAATTGTATTTAAAGAAATAAGTATCTTTAGATATTATTTAGTCGGAACTGCTTTTATATTTAACGGAAGAAATATTTCAAACAAAATAGGTTGTCGATGTAGTCAATCTATCGTTAACGATAATAACGGTAGGTTATATTGGTATGCTTCTGACGGAACTATTAAAGAAATGTCAAAAGGAACTATCTCTCAACTTATTCAAACAGATATTATAGATAAAATTACCAAGAGTTCAATAAACCTCATTAAGAGTGCTTTCATTGATGAAACAGAAGAAGTATGGTGGAGTCTACCCATTGAAAGTGCTTTAAATAATAAAGTAATAACCCTTAAAGAAGGAAAATGGGGTCAATTAGACCTTGCAATTCCAGCTTTTGGGGAATATACGGAGGCATAATGGCAACAAAAACTTTAAGACCAAATGGAGCAGGGGATTTAACAGAGCTTACTCCTTATCCTTCTCCCCCTAATTACAATAATGTCAATGATGCTGTACCTAATGATGATTTATACAACAAGGCTAATGCTGATGATAAAACTGACCTTTATAATATAGACGCTTTTGGGGTTAATGTAAGTTCTATTTCTAAAATAAGAGTTGTTAGTCGGGTTAAGGCACTCAATAACTCAATGAAGCAATGGATATGTATAAAAACCCATAGTGCTGTATTTATGAGTTACACCGAAATAGATACAGGGTGGCAAGGTGATGTAGCTCAATGGTACGTTAATCCTGCAACATTAGCTAATTGGACTGCTGAAGATATAGAAAATTTACAAATCGGAGTTAGAGCCAATGCTTCTGGTGATGTATATTATGTATCTGATATTTATGTAGAAATCACTTATACTCCTGTGGTTGTTCCTACAGTAACTACCCAAGAAGTGTCAGATATAGATTCTACCGAAGCAATAGGTCATGGAAATATCACTGATACAGGTACGGAGAACGCTACTAAAAGGGGTATATGTTATGGCATTACAGAAAATCCAACAGTAGATGATAATAAAGTAGAAGAAACAGGTGACTTTGGTACGGGTGCTTTCACCGCTAATCTAACAGATTTATTACCCGGACAGAAGTATTATGTCAGAGCATACGCTTATAATTCGGCTGGATATAGTTATGGTGCAGAAGTTGACTTCACTACAGATATAGTAGCTATAACAATTATTACTGATGACCCCACCGATGTTCTTGAAACTTCGGTAACAGCAAATGGTAATATCACTTCTGTTGGGGGTTCTAATGCTACCGTTAGAGGGTTTAAGTATGGACTAACCCAAGTAGATACATGGGATACACATGATGATGGAGATTTTGAAGGAGGTACTTATACTAAAGAAATCACTGGACTTACAGCGAATATTATTTATTGGATACGAGCTTACGCTACAAATACACTTGGTACATCTTATGGGGAATGGGTAAAATTTCAAACTTCTACCACAGGAGTTGTGCCAACAGGAACAAAGGTAAGTATATGCTCTGATAATTCTGGTTATACCTATCAATTAAACGCATCTTTGACTGATGATGGAAATGCTTATGAGTCTCACTTTACACTCTCAACTGACTTGGCAGACAAGCAAGGACTTCATTTTAAGAAGAGACTTTTGGATTTATTTTCATATTTTATGAAGAAGTCTGGAACTTGTAAAATCTATATTAAACAAGACAACGAAGAAGAATGGCAGTATTGTGGAGAGATATCTATGGATGGAAATGAGGATATTATGGAAAAACACTTACCAAGTGAGAATGAAGATAGTAGTGGAGACGTTGATTATCTTGCGAAACATTACCTTATTAAATTTGTATTTTGGAATGACTTTGAATTTATCGGACTCATCTCAGATTTTGTCCCGATTGGAGTGAGATAATGGAAAGACTTTTAACACCACCAAATCTTCCTTTACCTGATATAGAAGATGTTGACCCAGAAATAAAGAAAATTTTTGAAGAATATAATAATGTTTTAGAGGAGTTTATAACCGCAGTATATTCCGATATTACTCGGTTACATCAACGCCTTGAGGAGTTAGAGTAAATGAAACCAAATGAAATTTATATTATAAATAAGTTAAATTTTACTTCACAAGCGAATGTGATAGTAAGAATATGTATGACCTTAAAGTATGCTGAAAAAGACCCTATAGACCCTCATATGTTCTTAGAATATGTATCTAAAGGTCTGGCTTTCGGTAAATGTATTATACTTGTTACCTTTAATGAGAAACAAGATTTAAGTTCTTGTGTAGTTTTATTTTTAAATAATCATCCAGTAAAAGGAAAGATACTCTGGATTGAATGGGCATGGAGTGATGGTAAAGATTTAAGATTAGGTAATAAAGTATTTGAAAAGATAGAAGATTTAGCCCAAAAATTAGGAGCTGATAAAATAGCTGGTTCAATGACAAGGGGTTTAAAGGCAGTGTATAAAAAATATGGGCTAACTACAGCGTACACAGTAGTAGAAAAAACGGTAAAGAAGGTGAAAAATAATGTGGAAAAGAATTAAAAGGATTTTAAAAAATGCAATACTTTTTCCTGTATTAATAGCATTTGCGAAGGGACATTATGAGGAAGGCGACCCACCAGAACTCCTCACAACCGAATACACCGAAGACGCAATGTCGGGTTTGGAAAATTTGGCTTATGGAGATATTAAACTTCCCGGAGTAACAGGAGAGGAAAGCCAATTATTAAACTGGGGAATGGGTTTAATCGAAAAAATGGTAAGTGGCGAAATGCCAGAAGCCTATACTTTAGGAATGAATAAAATCAAGAATATATTAGGTGGAGAATATGACCCCACTACTTCTCCCTATTATGAAGGACTAAAAGAGGAATCAGCCAGATTTGAAGAAAAAGGTGCAGGTGACATCAGGCAAAGAGGACAGATGGGTGGGATGTTATATAGTGAACCTGCAATGGGAATTGAATCAGACTTCAGGGGTCAGATAGGAACTGGTTTAACTAAAGAATTAGGTCGGCTTTTTGAGTCGAACATTAATAGAGAAGCAAGTATGATACCTTCGTTGTTAGGTTATTCTCAAGCAAAAACAGGTATGATGGGACAAGCTTTATCAGGAATAGGTGGTTTATCAGGTTTAGCAGGAAAGAGTGGAGACATAGCCAGACAAGAGACTTTATTACCTTACACAGTTCAAGCACCGATAATGGAAGCTCTTGCTGATTGGGGTACCTGGTATCAACCTCAACAGTATTATCAACCAGGATTACTCGATTACTTGGGTGGTTTTGGTGGTTTACTTGGTGGAATTTTTTAAAGGAGTGGTTAAATGCAAGTTTTAAATTTTCAAAGTCAATATCAGCAAGGAGAAACACCCTATGACATCTTTAAAGATAGGATGTCAGCGGTTGGTTCTATTGTTGAAGGTATAAAGGAAAGCATTTTAAACAAATACAATAAAGGTGTAATGGATTCAATCATAGGTCAGATTGGAAAAGCAATAACTACACAAGAAGTTACTGATATG